CCCCAATTTTGATGGCGCCGAGTTTGAAGTGAGCGAGAGCGTAGCTCTGGCGATCACTAAAGAACGCGACGACGCCCGCATGTCTTACGAGGACATGAAGAAAAAGTACGATGCCATGATGTCCGAAGCTTCCAAAATGAAGGAAGAAATGGACGCCATGCAAAAAGAAATGCAAGGCAAATGCGACGCTGCCGAAGGCCGCGCCGATGCCCTCGCTGAAGAGGTGGCAAGCCTTAAGCAAGAGCTTGACGCTGCTGAGCAAGTCAACGTGGACAGCCTTGTTGAAGAGCGCATTGCTCTGATTGACAAAGCTCGTCCTTCTCTTGATTCGGCTTTTGATTTTGCTGGCAAAACTGCCCGTGAGATCATGGAAGCCTCTATCAAGGCCGTTCGTGGCGATGCTGATCTGTCGGAGCGTTCCGACGATTATGTGACTGCCATGTTTGACACTCTGGCCGAAGCTGCTCCTCGCAGCGACTCTGCCACCACTGATGAGCTTCGCAAAGCCGTTGCTTCCATCGCCACTCCTGCTTCTGCTCCTGCTTCCTATATGGAAAAGCTGCAGAACGCTTGGAAAAACCCCCTCTCCGTCTCTAAGGAGCGCTGATCCATGGCTGTAGTTTTTACTGCTTCGGGCTCTCCTACCGCTGGTGGTGTGCAACAGGCTTATGCCCTGGAGCATGATCCCCTGCTGGAAGGTCAACTGTCCGACATTCGCGACAATACCATTGGCACCTATGTCAATGAAACCAACGCTGTTATCGCCTTCGGTAATGTCGTTGCTTATGCTTCCGGCGGCACTGTTGCTAATTCTGCCAAGACTCTTGGTGGTACTGGCGAAACCGTTGTTGGCCTCAATGTCCTCACCTATGTGGACGAAACCGCTCTTGATTCCAACAGCCGTCCTGGCGTGAAGGATGAGCAAGTGCTGAACGTGGCCAACGAAGGCGCTGTTGCCGTGTACGTGCATGGCGATTGCACCCCCGCCACTGCAGTGCGCGTCATTCACACTGCTACTGGCGTTAAATATGCCGGTCAGTTTACTGGCGATGCTATTGCCAACAAGAGCGCTGTTCTGTCGAACGCTCGCTATCTCACTTCCGTCACTGGCTCCGGCCTGGCGATTGTTGAGTTGAACGGCCCTTCGTTCACCCTCACCGCTGACACTTGATAGGAGGCCCCCAAATGTCTGATTTTCGCATGGACGAAGCTGGGCTCTTTCTTGAGCGTCAGCTTGAATTTATCCGCCCTCAGGTGTTTGAAGTTCAGTACGCTGACATCAAATACCCGACCATTCTGCCTGTAACCAGCGAAGCTGGTCCTGGCGCCCAAACCTTCACCTACCGCATCATGGACTCCACTGGTGAGTTCCGTCTGATTGCGGATGCTGCCGATGATCTGCCCCGTGCCGACATCAGCCAGGTGGAAAAGAGCATCAACATCCGTTCGTTTGGCGGCAGCTTCGGCTACACCGTTCAAGAACTGCGTGCTGCTCAAATGGCCAACATTGCTCTTGAGCAACGCCGTGCTTCTGCAGTGCGTCGTGCTTACGAAGAGAAAGTGGAAGATGTGGCCTTCTTCGGAGAGTCGTCCGTTGGTCTGGCTGGCTTCCTGAACAACTCCACCGTTGATGTGGTGACTGCTGACAAGTGGTTCACCAGCAGCGGCACCACTGCTCAGGAAATGCTGGAACTGTTGAACTATGGCGTGACTGCCATCATCAACGCTTCCAAGATGAAGGAGCAGCCCGACACCATCCTGATGGCTTATGACGATTACCGCGAGATCTCCACTCGTCGTAATTCGGACTCCTCGGATGTGACCGTGCTGGAATACTTCCTGCGCACCAACCCCTACATCCGTAACGTTGAGCCTCTGAACCAGCTTGATGCTGGCAATAGCGTGCTCAACACCAATCGGATGGTGGTGTACAAGCGTGACCCCGAGAAAGTGCAACTGCACATTCCTCAGCCGCTTGAACTGTTCCCGCCCCAGCAGCGTGGTCTGGAATTCATCGTTCCTGCTCATGCCCGTGTGGGTGGTGTCGCTCTGTACTATCCCAAGAGCGTCATTTACGTTCAAGAATCGGCTTGAGCGTAGTCAAGGGAGGGGCGTTAAGCTAATCAACAGTTCTTTTTGAACATCAAATGCTTATTGCTTATCGCCCCGAACTTGAAAACCCGCCGCGTGAAGGTGGCTTTGGCATTATCACCGACGGAGGAATGATCCAACTCACTCCTGGTCTTAACCAAGAAGTGCCTGAGGGTCAATGGAAAGTAGCTCGGGAAAACAGGACCGTTAAACGTCTTATGGCCATTGGTGCCATCGAAGAGCTTAAAGAGCAACTGACTGTAGAAAACATTCCGCAGGATGTTCGCACTCTTTCTCAACTTCCTCTCGTCGAAGCCATTCGCACTGTTGAACTTATCCATGATCCCGAGCAATTGGGCGATTGGAAAAAGATTGAAGGGCGAGTGCGCATTCGTAATGCCATTAACAAGCGTTTGGAAGCTATTCGCACTGGAAAGGCATAATCATGGCCGTCACCTACGCAAGCTTTCTAGAGCGCTTCCCTGAATTCACTCCCCATCCATCGGGAATTGTGAACGGGGCTATCACTGAAGCAACTGCCGATGCGTCGGCTGATGTGTTTGGTAGCCAAACCGACAGGGCAGTAAAGCACCTTGCGGCTCACATTATCGCCATTCAATTGGCTCAAATGGGCATCCAAATTGGTGCCACAGAAGGCAAAGTGTATGGCGAAGGACTCAATGCCACTCAATATGGCCAAGAGTTCAAACGAATGCTTGAAACCGTCGCTGGTTCTTCTTCTATTGGCTTCGTTGTATGATCAATGGTCTCCTGCCTTTAGCTAATGCCACGCTTGTGTGGTCAGTGGCTTCTGGCTATGCCGTTGATCAATCCACTGGTAATTACGTGCCATTGTCTTCGGGCGTCACGTATTATGCCACCTTGAGGCAAAAGCGGAATCCTCAGTACGATTATTTGCTTGGTGCAGATAATACGGCTGTTTACATGGAGGGAAGATTGACGAGCCCCTTGGCTCTCTCTGGCGTCTCTCCTGGAAGCTCCGCTGCTGCCACAATCAATGGAAGAGAAGGACGGTTTGAGCTATTGCCTAATGAACAAATTGCTGAACATTATTGGCAATTCTTAGGCACGCCAATCAGAGGAATTTTTAGACTGGTTGGCAAAGGAAGCGTTCAGAACGTCTGACGCTCGACCACTTTCTCTCTCCATTGTTGAGGCATCATCATGCTCTACCACCCCACAGAATTGGTTAAGAGCCAAGACGTTATTGTTCGTGTTGGCTCAATTGCAGGGACGGCTCGTCCTACCATCACTCAAAGCGGCGCTACTTTCACTGTTAGCGGCGCTCCCACCCTTTATACGCTGCAAGCAGCTACTACCGCCACTGTTGCCTTTAACGATGGCAACACCGAATTCTATCTGCTTGGCGGCGGCGGTTTTGCTGATAGCGTGATCGTTACCAGCCAAGCCACTGCTTCCATCACCTCCTACTTCCAGAAGGACGTTGATGGCACCGTCTTCATTCCCAATAGCTTCGACGAAGCTTTCCAAACCATTAGTGCTTCGCGGTATGACAAAAACCACGAAGTGTATGTGGAAATCAACAAGCAACTGGGTGCTTCGGGCAACACTTACTACTATGACCGCGTGGCCTTTGTTGCCTGCGTTATGAACTACAACGAGAGCTATCCTGCCGATAACCTCGTGGAAGTGACCTTCGACCTGACCAGCCGTGGTCGCATCGGCATCCATCAAAACGCCGAAGAGGCTGGCAGCATCATTCCGACTGCTCCCAACTCCTGACCTTCCCTCCCATGGTTTCCTTAGCCTCCCCTGCGGGAGGCTTTTTCTTTCTTAGCATGGCATTATGAATGTCTCTCAACTTCGCGAAACCATCACAGAGCTTCTGGACGCCGCTCCAAGCTTAATCGGCTCGTACATCCTGCCAGACGGCTCTTCTATTCCTGCCGTGTACGTGGTGGGGCAAAAGAGCGTGCCAAGCGAATGGAGAGCAGTGGGCTTAGAAGTGACAATGCGACAATATCCTGAGCTTTCCCCTCGTTCGCCCTTGGGGGGCACCGTAAAAATACGGCAGCTTTGGGAAGTGATTTTAGTCCAATACAATCCCGACGGCAAGGAAATCACAGAGGCAATGGAAAGAATAATCAGAAGATTTCCTGACTCCACACCTCGTTATTCCCCTGGAGACGACGTGGCTTACGAACGTTGTCGTTTTGTAATTCCCGAACTAGTGCTTCGTCATTTATATCCATCATGAGCGTCATTACGATTACTGGCGCTCGCATGCGCAATGCTCAAGTTTTGGCCAATAAATTAGCGCAAGCTTTTGAGCAGTGGGTTTGGGAAGACATTAATGAAAAATATTGGGAACAGCAATTTAAAACGCCTAAATGGGACTATCCAGGGGAAACTAAGCGCAAAAGCTCTACGGCGCTAATACGAGACGCTGACAGTCCTCGCGATATTTACGATTATGGAAAACTGTACGACAGTGGCGTGGAAAATTGCAACGTCACGCTGTCGCCTACTACTGCCATGGCCAGTTGGAAGTGGGACGCCAAGAACGAGGCCGGTCAGGCTTACGCCCGTTATGTCCACGATGGATCCAAAACAAATTTAAAACCTCGCGAATGGACTGATGAGCTTGCAGTGCCTCAAAAATTTGACACCAGTGAAATTAAGCAAGAATTATTAAATAGGATACGAGCAGCATTTTCGTCCTAATGAAAATTGACTATCTCCATAGCCATGATAAAACAGTCCACGCTATTAACAACGAAATAGAAGGCACTGCTTTACAAGCTGGCATTCTTTGTCTTGTTGCTTGTCGCGAAACCACCATTAGAATTTCAAACGACAACCATTCGTTCCTGGTCGAGATTCCCAAAGAATTTCGCTCCAGTCATGAACGAGTGAAAGTGTTCAACGCTTTGCTAAACATTCTTGATCATGAGCAAGTACAGCTTCCTAGTCCAAACTAAGGCTGAAGATTATTTCGATCTTCTTCCTGACATTCGACTGAAGAAATACAATGGCTGGCTTGTGGCGGAAGCCATTGAGCAAGAGGAAATCAGCAAGCTTCAAAGCCAAGCCACCATTCGTGCCGTTCAATTGGCCAAGCGCATTGCTGCATCGAAGGAAATCCCCTTGGATGAAGCATTTGCCCTTCTTCAAGGCGGTGGTGCTATTAGCGAAGCAGAACTGCTGTCAGACTTCACTGACGAAACTCTTGCAATGATTACTGGCACTACTTCCGTGGAAGCCATTAATGCTCGCATGGTTACTGCCTTTATGCGCTCTCGAGGTCAGGGCATGATTGACAACGAATGGCAAGACCTGTCTGATTGGGACTTAGAAGACACCAAGGGCCTGCCTCGTTCTATTATCACAAAAGTGGTTGAATTTATTGCTGCTGAGCAAGACGCAGAAGTCAAGGAGGCTAACACCGCAGCAAAAAAAGCTCAAAGGAAAGCTCCAGCTCAGTCGCAGAACAGCTAGAGGACCAAGCGCGTCATTTCCTAAAAAACATGACCAATTGGAACGAGGTGTATTTTCGCCTCTGTTCGTCCGACTATAAGGATGATCGTTGGTATGCGCATAATTTTGGAAAGCAGCGCGTTCACGATGTAAAGCTTGCCCTGAAATTTTTAGAGAAGCACGATATTACTAAATACAATACGGAAAGCCTGGCCACGGCAAAGCTTGGCGCCATGGCTGCTGGAATGATGGCGGGCAAGAAGAGCAAGATTAAACCAGAAGATTTCCTGCCATTTGATACCAAAGCAATCAAAAAAGAAGATGGAGTGACGGATGAGAGTCTTATTGTGCTTCAGCGTCTCATGAAAGAGCGCGTGATGGATGGTCGCGTTATTGCTCTCTTGGCAGATGAACTAAAAGCTTTTGCCGGGCGCAATCCCC